GGCTAAAGCAGATGCATTGAAGGCACTGTTAACAGGCGTCATGTCACATGTTCCCATCCGATGGGGACTGACTGGTACTGTTCCCAAAGCAGAATATGAAAGAATGGCATTGGAAGTAAGTTTAGGTCCAGTCATTAATAAACTATCTGCAAAAGAATTACAAGATCAAGGTGTCTTAAGTAAATGTCATGTGAACATTGTACAATTACAAGATGACCAAGAGTTTAGTAATTATCAAGCAGAACTAAAACACTTACTCTCAGATTCTAAACGATTAGATAAGTTGGCAGAGTTAGTAGATAAAATAAAAGAAACAGGTAACACACTTGTCTTGGTTGATCGTATCAATGCAGGACATGCACTTGTAGAACGACTAGATGATGCAGTATTTGTATCAGGAGGCATGAAAGTCAATGACAGAAAAGAAGAATATGATGAGGTATCCACTGCTACTAATAAAGTTATTATTGCTACTTATGGCGTGGCTAGTACTGGTATTAACATTCCTAGGATTTTTAATCTTGTACTCATTGAACCAGGTAAAAGTTTTGTTCGTGTCATACAGTCTATCGGTCGTGGCATTCGTAAAGCAGACGATAAAGACTTTGTTCAAATCTGGGACTTAACAAGTTCATGCAGATTTGCTAAACGACATTTAACTTCTCGTAAGGCATTTTACAAAGAAGCAAACTATCCGTTTGCAATAGAAAAATTAAAATATTGAAGTTACCATTTAAATTGAAAATAACATACAGAGGAGTTATAATAAAGACATGAAAATATTAACACTAGACAACCAGGCATACGATTTAGAAACACTACCAGATGAGGTAGATGATTTACGATTTGCTATCTTAGATAACTCTAACCCTCTCAATGTAGACTATCATTACATACCGCTCATCTTTTTAGAGTCATTCAATGCACCCGCGGTTGTATTAGAAATAGGAAACAAAACAATTAAGATGCCTGTTGATTGGCAAGTATTAATTGGGCATGAAGAACATGGTGACTTAGAGACTATTCCATTGTCTAGTTTGAATGACAGAGGCTTTACAGTGTTTGCATTCAATCCACTAACATCATTCTCGCCTAGTTTTTTAGATATTGAAATTGTTGATATCTATTCAGACGTAACATGGTATGCGCCTAGACTACGTAACGGACAATTCTTATGTGTCCCTATCGAAGATGGTCCAAAGCCTAGATGTGTTTACTTTGTTAAAGAGATCAGTCGTAATTGTGAAATCGTAGACTATGCACAAGCGTTTTGATCATTGGAAGAATGTATGTAGATTACATTGGAAAGAAATAATCACACTATCTATTGCATTGCACTGGGTAGTTGATTTGTTTATAATAGGTCCTATAGCAATTGCAATAGGATGGTTTGCAAGAGGTTATTTTGGCTAGAGCAAAAACACCAACAGATGAGAAGTTTGAAAAGCAAGACTTCAACTTGTTCGAGGCAATTACTGCAATCGACAAGAAAGACTATGGCTACTATGATCGACTAACTCCTGAACAACAAAGGAAGTTTGTTCCTTTTATGATGATCAATTGGATTAGTGTAGTTAAAGGCAAAAAAGAATTGGCACAGTATTATTTACAAAGTGTTGATCATCATGCGAATAAATATCTATTCAATGAGAATGTTTCTAAGCATCCTAAACTACAATGGTTGATGCTATGTGCGGCAAGCCCAGGGATAGGCAAACAGTTTCATGCTTGGATACCGCAGATCAAGCAGGGCGTGGCTAAACTAAAAGATAAAGCAAAGCCAAAAGACATAAAGGATTATTATAAAAAGATATATCCACAATTATCAGCAGGTGAACTGACTGAGATAGCAAAATTATTTTGTGAACAACATGATCGCAAAATGTATCTTGCAGAAAAATATCCTAATTTAAAATTTGATGAGGTGGAATTACTAAGTGACATTATTACAGATTCAGAAATCGAAGAATATGAAAAAGAACTCGGCAACTAAATCAGAATTTGGTTGCGATTTTTGTGGCAGGAGTTTTATAAGAGAAACTACAATGGCCAAGCATATCTGTGAAAACAAACGCAGATGGCAAGACAAAGATTTAAAAGGTAATCGCATTGCATTTCATGCTTGGATAAATTTCTATGCAAATCATACTCCAACAAAGAAACAAAAAACATATTTAGACTTTATTAAAAGCAGTTATTATCTGGCCTTTGTTAAGTTTGGTCATTACTGTGTAAATGTCAATGCAATTAACATTGCTCGATATGCTGATTGGTTGTTATCAAATCAAATTAAAATTGACAAATGGATAAGTGATACTAACTACACTAAGTTTATCATTGAGTATCTTAGAGAAGAAGATCCTTTAGATGCAATTGCTCGTAGTATTGAAACTATGATTAAGATTTCTAGTGATGAAAAAATAGAAAACAAAGATGCCTTACGATATGGTCCAGTGAACAGAATTTGTTATGAGATATCTAAAGGAAAGGTTTCTCCATGGATGCTGTATCAATCAGAATCTGGTCTAGGGTTTCTAGCATCAATGGATGAAACACAACAACAAATGGTTTTAGATTACATCGATCCTGAACGTTGGGCTATCAAGTTTAAAAGAGATGCACATAGAATTGCAGAAGTCAAAGAGTTGTTGTCTCAGGCTGGATTCTAATGAAAGAGTTAGATTTACAGTTTCACAAGTTAGATGGACGATTTAAAGGGAATGATATGTTCACATGGATGTGTACTACTATTATCAAACCACAGTATGAACGTTTCACTCCTAGACCAATGGCACAATCAGATTTAGCAAAGATTATTAAGTTTAATCAATTACGTGACTGGTGTTGGGATACATGGGGACCTAGTTGTGATTTAAAAGATTATGACAGAATACATGAACTCTCTCACCACGTAAGCCTAGCACAATACAATGACAATACGCACAACCAACTCAACGAACATTGGTGTTGGTCTAATGAAGAAGACCACAGACAAAAAAGAATCTATGTAGCCACAGACAAAGAACGTATGTGGTTAGAAACGAGGTGGCGATGAAAGATCCTATCTATTGTGCTTTGGCATTTGGCTCTGCCTCAATAGATGGTGGCGGGTATAAGTCTTGTTGTAATCTTGTAAATACAGGTGGCGTAGAAAAAAAGCCATATGCAGATAATTTAAATCATAACAATCTTATTGAGATAAGAAAGCAACTTAGAAAAGGCGACTGGCCTAGTGATTGTAAAAACTGTTTAGACTCTGAAAAAGTATCAGGCACGTCTATGCGTACTATATGGAATGTTGCTTTACAAGACTATGATATTCCTATGAACATTGAGGTTGATCCTAATGATGTTCACTTCTTAGATTTAACCTTTAGTAACAAATGTAACTCAAAATGTATTACATGTAATCCTTATTCCTCTGACCAATGGGGAAAGGAATACAATACCATATGGAAGATCGAATCTGAAGAAGATAACCATTTAAAAATAAACATAACAAAAGATCAGACACTTGATATCTATACTTTATTTCCAAATTTAAAACGTATTGCATTTGTTGGTGGCGAACCTACTATCATGGAAGAACATGAACTGTTCTGTAAGCAATTGATTGAAGGAGATAGAGCAAAGAACATAATATTATCGTATGTGACTAATCTAACATCTATCACACAAGACCTCATTGACATTTGGTCGCACTTTAAAGGAGTGCATATCAGTTTATCAATTGATGGCTATGGTAAGGTAAACGATTACATACGTTATCCATTCAAATGGGATAAGATAGAAAAGAATGCACGAAAGTTATTTGACTTACAGAAAAAGGAACCTGACAGATACAGTTTAAACTTAAGTCATACTGTTAGTATATTCAATATTATACAGTCACCCAAACTAATTGAATGGTGGAGCGATTTATGTGAGGAATATGGTTGTCCACGTGATGTACGTCCAGGAATATTTTTAAACAGAGTAACAGAACCTGTTTGGTGTAAGACTAATGTTGTTTCACTTGAATATAGACAACAAGCCATCGAAGCAGTAGAACAA